CGAATAACCGTTTGCACAACAGATACAGATTTATGTCAATTAATTAATGATGATGTTAGGATTTACTTATGCAATAAGAGAGCATATTTAGCAATCGATAATTATCAAGAATACTTCAAACATCATCACAAAAATAGTAAATTAATAAAAATAATAGGTGGTGATTCTAGTGATTCTATAAAAGGAATTTCTGGGGTTAAAGAAACAATCCTACTCAAATATTTCCCTCAACTAACTGAAAGGGAAATGACTTTGGATGAAATAATTTCATCCGCTAAAGAACAACAAGAATTACGGTTAAAAGAAAAGAAAAAACCGTTAAAGATATTAACAAATATTATTGAACGAAACACCACTGGCGTTCAAGGAAAAAATATTTATAAAATCAATGAAAAAATCATTGATTTAGGTAATCCTTTAATTGATGAGCGTAACAAACAGTTGTTGGAATACAATAAAGGACCAATAGGTGATTTTGAAGAAAGGGGGATTAAAAATGTTTATACGTACATGAAACGTGATGGCGTAGCAAAACAAATTGAATCCTTTAGTACAAAATACCTGTTGCCTTTCAAAAAATTAATTGAAAGGGAACGAAAAGAAACAAATTTAATAAATTAACGAGTATGAGAAGTAAAACAGAAATGGTAAAATCTTTTGAATTTTCTTTAAAGATAAATAATCATATTATTTGTCAAAGATTTTTCGGGATTAAAGACTATAACAATAAATGTAGAGAATCATTAGAAATAAAAGAAATGATGGATGAATTAATGGGTGCAACCCAAGGAATAACTTTGGGCCTTATACCTGAATTCTTCAAGTATAAATGTATCATGAATTCATATGAGCCATATGACTCTGAAGCCATTTCATTATATAATAAAGATGATGATTTTACATTGGTAATCTCTAGAAACAATGTAAACAAAATTAGAGATAAAGACGGTAATTTTGACATGAGTGATTTACGAAAAGATGTGATTGCTTCGGCAACATTCGATGGTAACTTATTCCACCAAAATGTGAGGTATGAAATAGATATTAGAAGTATCATTCCAGACATCATTAGAATAATATCACATTATTTGAGTAAAAAGGATTATACCAAATATTATGGTGACGTTAAATTAACCAGACATAACAAGTTAACTCAAAAAGAGTTGACAAACATTAAAACGTATTAATATGAGTAACATCAACAAGAACACTGACTTTGGATTTTTAGGAATACCCTACCAAAGAAGGTTAGTAACTCAATTAATCACAGACCACAAATTTGCTTCAAATATAATAGAAATAATAAACCCAAATTATTTCACAGATTTATATTTGAAAATCATAGCATCTGAAATTAAAAGTGCGTTTGAGATTGATGAAGTTATACCAGACATGGAAAGCCTAGAGATTAGGCTTAATAGTAGAAACGATAATGACACTACTAAATTATATATAAAAGCACAGCTAGACGAAATCAAGGATGATTCCTTGATTGACTCTGATTTCATCCAAGATAAGGCGATGAATTTCTGTAAGCAACAAGAGTTAAAAAAAGCAATATCTGATATGCAAAATATATTAGACAAAGGCGACTTAAATTCATATGATGAATGTGAAGAAATATTAAAAAGGGCATTAGAAGTTGGCACCAATAAGGATGCTGGTGTTGATGTATTTTTTAATATAGAAGAAGTTTTAGAAGAAGATTTTAGAAAACCAATTCCAACTGGAATTCCAGGTCTTGACGACAAGATGGGTGGTGGTTTAGCTAAAGGAGAATTGGGCGTAATATTAGCACCCTTTGGCGTAGGTAAAACTACTATGATAACCAAGATAGCAAATGAGGCGTTTAATCACGGTTACAACGTACTTCAAATCTTTTTTGAAGATACAACAAAAGTTATCCAAAGAAAGCATTTATCGTGTTGGTCATCGATAGCATTAAATGACCTTTCAGCTAAAATTAATAGACCGATAATAAATGAAATTATTTCGGAAAAAAATGATAGTAAAGGATATTTAGAATTGAAGAAGTTTCCAAGTGACGGTACCACAATATCAATGATTAAAAATTATGTTAGAAAATTAACAGCCGCTGGTAGAAGACCAGATATAATTTTACTAGATTATATAGATTGTGTAACATCGACCAAACATTATGATAAAGGTTACGAAGCTGAAGGTCCAATTATGAGACAATTCGAATCATTATTGAGTGAATTTGATATGGTAGGATGGACAGCAATTCAAGGAAATAGAGGTTCAATAAATGCTGATACTGTCGATTCAACAATGATAGGTGGTTCAATAAAGAAAGGTCAGATAGGACATTTCATTATTTCAATTGCAAAAGACTTAGACCAGAAAGAAAATGGTAGAGCAAATATGGCTATTTTAAAATCTAGGTTTGGAATAGATGGTATTATATTTACGGATGTTGAATTTAATAATTCAACAGTTCAAATAACTATAGATGAAGGTCACGTTGTTAAAGCTTCTGAAATGGATGAATATAAAGAGAAAAAAGATAAAGAGAGAATCAAAGAATTGTTGGATGATTTTGAAAAAACAAAAGATGATTTGATTGCCTCTGAACTTGAAAAAACAAAAAAGTAAATGCTAACAAAAAAAGAAAAAAGAATAAAATATTTTAACGGTGATGATTTAGCTGCTACGGTTTGGAATGATAAATATAAATTAGGTGATGAAGATTCAAAAATAGAAGAAGACACACCAGATAATATGCATCTTAGAATGGCAACAGAATTTGCCAGAGTAGATTCAATTTATCAATCAGGAGAATTAGAAAAATTAATAAATAATCCAGAATTAAAATTAAGTGACTATGGAATAAATCGTAATCAATTAACGGTTAAAGGGGTTTATGATTTACTTAAGAATTTTGGTAAAATCGTACCTCAAGGTTCGGTTATGTCGCAATTGGGTAATGATGAGCAAATTGGTTCATTATCCAATTGTTTCGATGGTGATACTGAAGTGCATACCATGATGGGTGATAAAAAAATTAAAGACGTGGTTTTAGGTGATGTTGTTGTTACTGAAACGGGTGAACTTAGGGCTGTAACCCAATTACATGAAAATGAATTAGGAAATAGACGCATGGTAGATTTAAAAGTTTACAAAACACCCAATATTAAGGTTACTGAAAATCATAAATTTTTATCTTTAAGTAAAGAACAATTAGATTGGGGTGAAAGCGTGCAAGAAAACGAAGTATCTAATTTAAGAGTTGGTGATTATATTGCAATACCAAATCAATTAGATGGTTTTGGCACTATTGAGATTGATGTATATGAAATAATAGGGGACTCAATTAATTTTGCGAATAAAAATTATGAGTTATCTAATAAAACCGATGAGCAAATTACATATAAAACTAAAAGTAAAATTCATAAAACTGTAAATAGAATTTGGAATGTTGATGAAGAATTTGCTTACTTTTTAGGGTTATGGTATGGTGATGGTTGTGTTTTTTCGAATAAAACTAATAAATTTTACGAGTCTGAGAATGCTTCATATAGAGAGGGTGTACGAGGGATAACATTTACATTTAATAAAAATGAAGAAGATGTTATTAATTTTGTTAAGGGGTATGGTGAATCATTATTTGGTTTTGAACCAACAATCAATACTGTAGATAATACTCTACAAATTAAATTTGAAACATCTATAATAGGAGTGGTTTTTGAAAAATTATTTGGGGCATTTTCTAGAAATAAGAAATTAACCCCATTATTGAATAGATGTACAACTAATATTATTAAATCTCTAACTCAAGGGTTAATAGATTCTGATGGTACTATCACTAAAACTGGGGATGTTAGGGTAACATTAGTAAATAAAAAATTAATAAAATCATTTTATCATTTATTAAGAAGTCGTAATATAATTGTTGGGTATTCAGAAAGTGCTCAAAAAACTAATTTTTCAGATAATGTTAAAACATATAGATTAGATTTTACAAAATATAGTGAATATGTAAATAATTCTAATAAATTTTATAAAGATAATAGAAAAGAATTTAGTAAAAGTAAGTATTCACCATTATTTGTTTTAGAAAAGGATGGCTATACATTATTAAGAATACAAGATAAATTAATATTATCTGAATATAATAAAGAATTCGTATATACATTTGGTGTTGGGGAAGGTAGTGGTGATATCCATTCCTATTCAGTTGAGGGTTTAATTTGTTTTAATTGTTTCGTAATAGGCCAGCCAGAAGATTCTTATGGTGGAATTATGCTGAAAGACCAAGAGTTGGTTCAACTTATGAAACGTAGGGGTGGTGTAGGTATTGATATTTCATCATTAAGACCCAATGAAACACCAACTTCAAATGCAGCGAAAACTTCAACAGGTGCAGTTTCTTTCATGGAAAGATTTAGTAACTCAACAAGGGAAGTAGCTCAAAATGGTCGTAGAGGTGCTCTTATGCTTTCAATTGATGTAAGACATCCAGATGTAGCTGATTTTATTAGAATTAAAAATGATAGAACTAAAGTAACAGGTGCCAACATATCAGTTTCATTAAGAGATGATTTTATGGAAGCTGTTAAAAAAGATGAAGATTATTATTTACAATATCCAGTTGAAGCTGATATATCAGGGTATACTGATAGAGATAATATGAAGTATGGTATTTTAGAAGAACATGGCTTTTATGATGATATTGGTACTGAATTGCAAACAGTTTGGATTAAAAAAATTAAAGCTAAAAAATTATATGACCTTATAATTCATAATGCTTGGGATAATGCCGAACCAGGTCAAATATTCATTGATAGACATTGGGATTATAGCCCAGATGGTGTATATCCACAATATAGAGGTATAACAACCAATCCATGTGGTGAAATATTTATGCAACCATATGATGCGTGTAGACTTATGGCATTGAATTTCTATTCATTTGTGGATAAACCATTCACCAAAAGAGCACAAATAAATTATGATGCTTTATATGAAGCATCATATGAGCAACAAAGGTTGGCAGATAATTTAGTTGATTTAGAATTAGAAAAAATCACCAATATCATTAATAAGGTTAAAAATGACACCGAAAGTGAAATATCTAAGGCTGTTGAACTTAATCTTTGGAAAAAGATTTATGATGTTGCGGCTTCTGGTAGAAGAACGGGATGTGGTTTTACTGGATTAGGTGATATGATTGCTGCAATGGGAGTAGATTATGACTCCGAAGAAGGTAAGAATATCATAACTGAGGTTATGAAAACCAAAATGAGGGGTGAATTAGACTGTACAATCGATTTAGCAGCCCTTAGAGGTGCTTTTGATGGCTATTCTAATGAATTGGAGTACAAAGATGGTGTTGGCATCAATACGTTCTTTAAAATGCTTAAAAAAGAGTTTAAACCACAATACAATAGAATGATTAGTCTTGGAAGAAGAAATGTATCTTTTTCTACAGTAGCTCCTACAGGTAGCGTGAGTATTCTTACTCAAACAACTTCAGGTTTGGAACCAGTATTTTCAGTATTCCCTTATTTAAGACGTAAAAAATTAAATCCTAATGATGTTAATGCAAGGGTTGATTTTATTGATGAAAAGGGAGACCAATGGCAAGAATTTTCAGTAACACATAAACCACTTATTGATTTTATTAGAATCAATAATTCAAATGAACATCCAATTATTATGATTTATGATAAAATGGGTAAATCTAAAATGGAAGAAGAAGAATTGGTAGAAATGGTTGTTGATTATATAAATAATAATGACACTCCATATTCGAATAGTAGTGCAAATGACATCAACTGGATTGAAAGGGTTAAAATTCAATCGATAATTCAAAAATATACAACCCACTCAATTAGTTCAACAATCAACTTACCAAGTAGTGTAACAGAAAAAGAAGTGTCTGAAATCTATATCAAAGCTTGGGAAATGAACTTAAAGGGTGTTACAATTTATCGTGATGGTTGTAGAACTGGAGTATTGGTAACAAAAACAAAAAATACTGAAGATGAAATAATCTTCACTAACGCACCTAAAAGACCTGAAAAATTGGAATGTGAAATTTATCACCCAAAAGTTAAAGGTAAAACTTATACCGTTGTAGTTGGTTTATTAAAAGGTAGACCTTATGAAGTATTTGCTAGTGATGAAGAAATTGGTAAAGGCCATCAAGAGGCAATCAATAGAAAGGTTAAATCTGGCCACTATAGTTTACTTACTAGAGATGGAGAAGATATAATAGCTGATAATATTGGTAGTAATATGACTGATGAAGAAGAAATGTTCACTAGAGCTTTATCTGCCGCATTAAGACATGGTATGCACGTTAAATATGCTGTTGAAATTTGTAATAATGGTAAAGGTGATATTACTTCATTTACTAAAGTAATTGCTAGAACACTTAAGAGATATATTGAAGATGGTGAAATATCAACCAAAAAATGTCTTGATTGTGGTGCAACAGATAGTATTATTTATGAAGAAGGTTGTCAACGGTGTAAAATCTGTGGTAGCTCTAAATGCGGTTAATATGAATCCATATGATAACACAATAAATGGTGGTAAAAAAATAACTCTTCACTATATAGATGGGGATAAAAAAATATGTGATGGTTGTGATGAAAAAAAGAAAAAAACCGCAGCGATTGAAATGGTATGTGGTCATGTTGCCATTATATGTAAAGATTGTCTAATAGATATAATAAACGAATTTTAATGTGGGCATTAAAACTTTTATAGAACAAATGTATTATTTTAATGAAGAATGGAATAAACCATTAAGTAGAGAAGAATTAGTTAGTAGAGGGTTTTGTTGTGCGTTAGGATGCTTGAATTGCCCATATGCTAAACCTAGGGTAAAAGGTAATAGAGAATTAGAATGAAATGAGAGGTGAGTTTTACTTGCCTCTTTTTTTTATTTTCATATATTTATAGATATGGCAAATAAAAGCATAAATATTAACTTCCCTTTTCGAGATAGCTCAAAAGGTTTCTT